CGAGTAGCTTCAACCCAATCAGCAAAAACAAAATTATCTTTCTTAACTGCCTGAATACCCCAAACATTATTACGATTGGATGGTGATGGTGCTTTACCTTTGTGGCGTTCTTTAATGATATCAATTGGATCTTCATTAAACAAATTCTCAGTTGGCTTAACAAAATAATCTAGAACATCATACTCATACTCAGTGACCCATTCACGATTGCCCAACTTGTCACCACGTGGTCCAGCTGCAAGTCCACGATTCTGGGTTTCAACTGCTGCTTCACGGAGACCAACGTATGCCATTTCCTGTTGTTCTTTTGTAAAGTAATTCTTACGAAACTTCAAAACAATCTTATCCTCTGTGTATGGGTCTTCACCATACTTGCATGGCATATACACATCGGTATCTTCTTCGATAAGAAGGTCGTAGTGTCTCTCATCAATAAACTGCCCAGACAGATGAGAACAGTCATGCTTTTCTTTTGCTACAATAATTTTTACCATATCATTCTCCTAGAACTTAAATCCTTCGAAACTCTTTTCATTATGTATTCGTTTACCAAAGTCAGACTTATCAAACACTGGTCCATCGTCAGTGCCAGCATCAGAGATATTCGCTTGCGCACTCATCTCTACATTATACAGCCTCATCTTCGATCTGTCAATTCCTACAACAAATCTTTTGTAGTAGTTTGGATCGGCATATCGATTCTTCAATTGTTTGATCATAATCTGACCTAACCCATCCAATTCTTCACTGGTCATTAACGCAAACATAAAGTCACAGGTGGCTGGCAATCCAAAAGATTCAGATGTATCAGTTAATTCCACGTCAGTGTTTGCAAAACCAGATCGAGTCGTTTGAGTCGCTGACAACACAGGCACGTTATACTCTACTGCAAGACCACGCAGTTCTTCTGCTATGCTCTTGATATATGTATAAGAGTTCACACTTGAGCCCATCTTCATACGCTGGCTGGCGCAGATGTTAAGGTAATCAATAATAACAACATCAGGAAGAAAGTCACGCTTGAGTTTTAGTTCTTCAAGCAAAGAACGAAAGTGTCCAGCATGCGCAGAAGCAGTTGGATACTCTTTGATAATAAGTTTGCCCTGTGTTTTCTTTTGAACCTTTGTGATACGATTGGTAAAGATATCTCTGTCGATAACCTTTAGTTCATCCATACCAAGATTCAACAAATTGGCGTCAATACGTTCAGCGATACGTTCTTCAGCCATCTCCATAGTTATGTATAACACATTCAAACCCTGCATCATAGTTGAAGCAGCAAAGTGACACATAAACAAAGACTTACCAACACCAGTACCAGCCAATGCTACGTTTAAAGTTTTCTTTGACAATCCACCTTTGGTGACTTTGTTTAAAAGTTCCAGATCAAACGCAACCTTTTCCTCAACCCTATGATAAAAGTCAAAGCGAGAGTCAAAGTCTTCAAGGTAGTCATGACCAACATGGCGATCAAAGCTAACCCCAAGTGCATCAGAAAGTAAATTGGGTATAGCCTCTTGGTTGTGCTTGTCATCTTTACCTTCAATAATTTTGATTGATGCTAAGATAGCATTGTATACTGCTCGCTGTTTGCAAAACTTTTCAGTTTCCGCAACTAACCATTCCTCATTAGTTTCCTTTGAGGTTAGTTCATTAATATATGTATCAATCTCTCTAGAATCACTACCAAGGTCATGCCTGTTGCCAAGTTGGATCGCAAGGATTTCCAGTGTGATTGGTTTATTGTAAGTATCGTAAAACTTTGTAATCTCTTCAGCAATCATCTTTTCCTTACGATCGGAAAAGTAATCTGTCTTTACAAAGGGCAAGGTCTTACGGCAATACTGTTCATTATGTACAAGATTCGAAAGAATCGTTTTTTCAATTCGCATTAATCAGTTCCACCAGTGTAAATGAGTTCGTTCTTACCAAGTTGTTCTTTGATAAGTTCTTGAAGAAAACCTCCCAGAACATATTCTACCTCTGCTTTGTCAAAGGTGTCAACATTTCCAGGGTTCTTATGGATTTCATAATCAAACTTTAAAGTAACAGCATCTTCATCACCATGCTCTATGAATTTGACTTCTCCGTACGAGAATACCATACCCTCGTACTTGCCCTCAAGTAATTTTAAAGCAACAGTATACTCACCAGTTGCTTCTGCTTTTTCAACGAATGTATACTTAATCATCGATCTTGGCTAATTCTTTTTCAATCTCATCGTCATCCATATTTTGCATAATGGAACCAGATGATATCTGATAGTTCTCAGTGACCCATTGCTGGAAAGATTTATCCATAAGAACCTGCAACCAAAATTCTTTGGAATCAGTATCCTTAATACGCCACTTCTTGTCTTCAATAACGCCAGTGGTTACATTAACACGTGAGTACCAACCATTGCTGGGTTTAACCACATGACCAGATTCAAGAGCCATCTCAAGTAACCCAGACCACTTGGAGATACCACCATCAAACATAACAGTAACAGGGATCTTTGCTTTCTCACGAACATAGCGAGATTTCTCTACGTTGATAATAAAGTTGTAACCCATTAATTCAGTGCCATCTTTTTCTTGTTGACGACCAAGGATAAAGATGTTGTCAGCAGAGTAGTATGAACCAGTGCCACCACCAACGATTGCCTTTGGATATAAACCAATTTCCATATACGTATGGTTAACAACAACCAGTGGAATATCCTTTAAGTTAAGGTGCGGTGTAATCATACGAAACAAACTCTTCATTTGTTTGGCACGAGTCATGTCACCAACAGACTTACCATCAAGAGCATCTTCAACTTCTTTCTTTGAAGCAAGATTACCAATCGAATCAATAACGATGATTAGATGATCACCACGATCAACACCTTGCAATTGCTGCATGATGTCAAACTTTAATTGTTCCACATCGGTAAGAGGGGTATGAATAACTCGGTTTGTATCAATACCAAAGCTGTCAAAGTAAGACTGCGGAGTACCAAACTCAGAGTCATAAAAGAGTAGTGCTGCATCGGGATACTTGTCCATGTAAGACTTAGCCATCAATAAACTAAAAGCAGTCTTAAAGTGTTTACTTGGACCAGCCCACATTGTTAGTCCTGGAGTTAAACCACCATCAAGACGACCACTCAATGCTACATTGATAGCAGGAATAGAAGTAGGAATCATATCTTTCTTTTGAAAGAATTTTGATGTAGCAAGGACAGATGAATCCTTGATAGTAGTGTTCTTTTTAATTTTGTCTAGTATGCTCATGTTATCCTTTTAGGAATGTCAATAGATCTGATTGATTAAGAGAACCAACCACACGTTTTAGTTCAGTATTATTCTCATCAAGAAGAATCATCGTTGGCACTGAACGAATTCCGTATTGAATAGCAACAGCGTTGTCCTTATCAATATTGACTTCTTCAATGGGGATGTTAATCTGGTCTTGTGCGTCATGAATAACTTCAGTCAGCAGCTTGCATGGTCCGCACCAGTCTGCGTAAAATTTTAGTACTCTCATATGTTCCTTTATTATGCCTGATAAAAATTGCAATGTCAACTATGGATTGTTTGGAGAATGTGGTAAGTCAAATACCATTGTAATCCTTGGAACGTCTCCAACATTCTTCGTTCCATGCGGTGTCTTGTTATTGAACCAAAAGAAAGTTCCTGGTTTGATAACAACAGCCTGACCATTCACTGTGTATATGTATTCACCCTGTATGGAAAGGTGATATCGATCTCGTGTGAGATAGTATGTTCCTTCATCAATGTGAGTTCCAACACTATGACCAAGACCAAGTTTAAGAAAGGCAAGTCGATCAAACTCGGCACAACCATTTTTGCGGAGCCAGCGACGAGTCTCCGTATACTTTTTATAGATCTCTGTCTTTACTGAGATCTCACTGTCCTTTGGATGTTCGCCTTCGTTCTCAACTGCACCCATGACAAGTTGAAGAACAGAGACAGGCAACTCATCATTCTGGTTTGTATTGTCCATGTTCTTTTCAGCATCCCAATCATTGGGGTACTTGTTTATCTCAGC